GCAATTCCAAGTTTAGCAGCCCATTCTTTATTTGTTTCGATTGCAACATCTTTAATCTCCGTTAACCACTTCTCAAGGTCGGGGGAAGTGTTACCCAGTAAGTAATGATCCATGATGCCAGTCATGCTCACGCCCAACAGTGCTTCTTCTTCCGTATTCTTCTTCCAGATGTCTCGTAAGTATCTAAAGTCAGTAAGGGTTGCCTGTAGCGTACCAATGATGGCAGCTACTTCTGCTTTATCTCTTAACTTTTCAAGAGTATCATCTGCCCGTACTACAATCTCTGACAGATTACAGAACTGGTTACTGCGTAAGATAATTTCAGAGCAAGGGTTCGTACCAAAGTCGTAACTGCTATCTCTACGTTCATTACGTGCTGCAATGTTCTGGGCCGCAGGGCGACTGAACAAACCACGCTCACCTGCCTTACTCTCATGCAACGATTGCATCTCAACAAGGAAGTCAGCAAAGTCTGGCTTGGTGGTGTAACACACAGAGTTGTTAGCAAGACCACGTTAACCTTCCTCTAAGAACCATGCGCCTGACTTAGCCTTACGCATACGGTTGTCAGTCAAGTTGCTGAGAGAGATCAATGCGGAACGTCTAACGCCACCGACAACGACTACCTCTGCAATCTTACAGCACAGGTCATGGCACTCTAGGGTGGTCAGTGACCTTCCCTCTGCACCTTGGAACAGCTTAACAGCAAACTCAAACAACGCTACCAATGGCTCTGGGCCACTTGCCCGTCCACCGAATACTTTTAACCTTGCACCAGCAGGGCGTACTTTAGTGACATCCCACTGCGGCACTTTACCTGCATACAACATGGCAACCAGTTCTCTAAACGCTGAAGCCCAGCCGATCTTACTGTCACCGACAACGATGGTAGTGTCTGTGGCATGGAAGCTGTCAGCTACACAAGGCAACTTGTCAGTAAACTTACGCTCGACACTAAACCCAACACCTGTACCACACATCAGCACATACATGAGTTCATCGAAACTGCGAGGTGAGTCGATGTGTAAATAACTACAGTTAAATCCTGCTACGTTGTCTTTGTCCAACGCTTCCCCAGCAGTCATTAAGCATCTCATACTAGGCATTACTTCCATATTGTAAATTGAATGAAACATTTTGTTGGCAGTTTTAGGATCAATCTGGTTACGTTTGACCCAGAAATCTACATAGCGTTGTACGGTTTCCTGCCAAGACTCCCTGCGGCCTTTATCATCTATCCAACGGGCGTACCTGCTTTTGTGTATGAATGATTGGTACTCGTCCATGTCTGCTGCTAATTTATTCTTCTTGCTCATATAAATTTATCCTTATTACCTTCTATTAGTTCTATAATTTTGTTTAAGTACCAGATTGATTTCTTGGCATCTTGTACTGGTTTACCTTTGTTAAACAACCGTGAGCCTGTGTACTTGAGTACGTTACCGTGACAGTACTCAACCGCACCCCACACACCTAAGACATCGACAATGTAGTCTATGGTTTCTATCTCACCGTCTGTGTAGTGTGCTGGACTGTTGACTGCATCTGGCTCGTTACTCTGTTTAGTCCACACTGTTCCGTTAGTTGTTTGCTTTGCTGTTACCCTGTCCCACTCTTGCGGGGTAGCATCGTTTATTGAATTGCGTTTGGTTCCCATAGGGATACCTCCTTTGTATTAAAATCGTATTCACCGTGTCGTAAGATACGAGCCAGTCTTGCTTGCTCTAACGCTACCGTTGCCGATAGCCCTGCATTCTCAAAAGCCTTAACTACCGTTTCCCATGAGCAGTCAGCGTCTAATAAGCCTTTGGCTTTCTTCGGCCCAATGTTAGGACACCCCTTGTAGTTGTCGGTAGAGTCACCCACTAACGTCTGGTAGAAAAACCAGTAGTCAGCTTCAGCCTCGCCTACGATCTTTACCTCACCGTCTACAAAGTGGTAGGCAGGTATGGTCATTAAATCTTTGTCGATTGACCAGATCATGTAACCGTCCCCGCTAGTAGCGAGTAAGCCCAAGGTGTCATCAGCCTCAATGTTCTCGTCAATCCTGCCCTTCCACTCATTGACCAAGTAGGCACGAGCATGAGGCAGCAGCATGGGCTTGCGTTTGTCATTACGGTTAGCCTTGTAAGATGCCGCTACATTTTTTCTGAAATTTTTAGGCCCAGTCAAACATGTCACCCAGTCCTTAACTTTACTATCTTTGATCAGGTTCTCCATGAAGTGATCAATGTTCTGTTCAACCTCATGCTCAAAGGCATGTAGTGTCCAGTGACCGTCACCCCAATCTATCGGTTGCTCACAGGCGGTAGCCGCCCGATACGCTACGATGTCTCCATCTATCAGTAATGTGTTCATATAGTCTCTCTCTCTTTTTGAATGCCTTTAATCATCAGTCTGTCCCAAC